CTTTTATTGAATCAAATTTAGAAAGTTGAATAGTACCATCATCATTTAACTTATCAGAATTAGCTGCCATCTTTTGAAATTCATCAACCGATAATCCCAGTAATTCTGCTGCTTTTCTCTTTTGGAAAATATCCATTTTATTAAATGCCTCAATACCACCCAACTCATCTAATGTTGCTTTTACAGCTCCGGTCATATTTCCTTCATATGCTAAACCCCTTGCTCTATCTAAGTTAAGTTGCTTACCCATCATAGCTCCCAATTCCATCTCACTATTAATAGATGTTTCAAAATCTAAAAGTGAATCGGTTACTTTGGTCATCGAATCCATACTAACACCCATCTTAGCTGCTGCTACTGCTGCTTTAGCTATATTAATACCACCATTTTTACCATACTCAGCAAATGCTTTTGTTGAACCAGCCACATCCTTCATTAAAGAATCAATTGGAACACCAGCTGCCTTACCCATTGCTTTTGTAGTTGCTGCCATATCCATAGCAGTTGCGGCAGAACCTTCGTTCAATCTTGCAAAACTACCAACTACATTTGCAGCTTCAGCTCCACTAATGCCCATATTAGTGGCCATTAAATTTGTATTAAGCTGTGTTTGGAATGACACATCTTTTAATCCACCAAATTCTTTTGATAAACTTTTTGTTACTTCTTCTGCATCTTTAAATGCAAATCCTAAAGCAAATGATGATATTTGTGCAGAATCTACATATCCTCCAAAACTTCTAACACTCTTACCCCACTTATCCAATCCCATGCCAACGCCCATAACAGCAGCTCCCATAGCACCCATTAAATTGGATGTTAATAAACTAGCGGTTTCCAATATACCCCCAATCGTATCTTTTATACCATCATATACTTTTAGTTGTTTTTCTAAAAAATCTTTTTGAGCTTTAGTCATTTGACCATAACTCTTAGCCATTGTATTTTGTGCTTCTAAATTTTCAAGAATTTTTTTATCTTCTTCACTTATAGTACCTAACGTACTTTTAATATCATTGTATTCTTGAAGTAAAGCAGTTCTACCAGCTACATCATCCATTGATAGTTGTGCAATATCTCTATTGGTATCAGCCATTTTATTTAATACCTCAGTTTGCTCAAGTGTTAATGTATTTGATGTGAGGGTATTTTTAATTCTTTCTCTTTCAAATTTATTTAGGTTTTGATATAAACCGCTTATACTATCTACTGATTTTTCAGCACTCTTAAGACCATCTAATCTTGCTTGGTTTAGTTTTTTAATTTCTTTTCCAGCATCTGATATTATTTTAGCTTGTGCTTGATGAGCCGCAGTCATATCTTGATTTAGACGTAACCCCTCTACATATAGACGATTTTGCTCCTCTTGAGCTCTTGATATAGTCAGTAAGGCTGCTGCTTTTTTATTTTCTAAATCGGCCATTTATTCAATTATTTTGAATACTTTTGTATTAGTTTATTAAGAGTATCGGTTTCTTTCTCTATTCTCTCCATAGTATCAATTACTTCTGGTGGTAATTTGTTTTGTTTTGCTTGCTCTAATGCTTTATTAATAGCGTTTGTCTTCAATCCATCAAAAAATGCATCAGTAAATTTTTTAGCTGCGCCGAATAATCCCTCTTTTATAGGTTGTTTTTCTTTAGACATAGTTTTATCCTTTTATATTGTATAAATATTCGATAATAAAAAAGTGAGGATTAACGCATCCTCACTTTAGATTTACTTTGAGCTTTTTTATATTCCTCAGCTTCTTTTTTCTTCATTTCAACTAATTTGCCGAAATAAAACCTTCTCAAATATACAGGCATATGGTAAACTTCAGACCAAGTAAATCCATTACTGAATTGAACCATTTCCCAAATTTGTGAATGCAATTGTATCCTATAATCAAGCGGTAGGGTAAAAAAAGTTAATCCCGAAGGGTATATCAAGCGCCTCCGTTTCACCAGTTATTTGTGATGTAAATTGGAATGTTAAATCCATATCAGGACTCATTTCCTTAACATGCTTTCTAAAAGCTTTAGTATCTTTTGCTAAAAATGAATTAATAACCCATCTATTGATGAATCCTCTATCAGTATTACCATCAACAGATTTAATCATATACTTCAATCTAGTTGTTACATCAAATTGACTTGATGAATTTTTATTTAATTTCTCTAAAGCCTGAGTTTCTTTTGTTATCTCTTGCTCATCACCATGTGTAAGCAATTTAAATTCAATTTCTTTACCATTTGAAGGTAATGTGAATTTATATGTGTTTTCCGAATTTAAAACATCAGTATCAACATCTTTTGTTTGTACTTTACCCAAATCAATAGTTACTTCTTGCTTTTCTAAAGTAAATGGGTCTGTCATTTCTATTTCATAATCAGCACCATATCCTAAAATACGAGTTGCCAATAAAATAGCGTTCTTGTCACCAATATAGATATCATTTGGATTTACACCAGGTTCAACTACAACTGATTCAAATAATTTATCCAAAACAATACCTTTTTTGATAAGATTTTGAGATGCAAGAATATCTTCTTCTCTTGCTGTCATATATTTGATTTCAATCGTACCCTTTCTTAGAGGATGTCCTTCAGGATACACTAGTCCTTGAGATGGTAATTCAATGGTTTCGGTTGGGAAATCATTTTGTTTTGGTGCTGTTTGCATTTGCACCTTAGTTGTATTTGTCATTTCTGCCATAACGTTGTTTATTTTGTTTGTATATATAAATACATAGAAATTAAAAAAATAGAAAGCATAAAAAAGGGGATTCTTTTGAAATCCCCTTATTTTTATTATTTTTAGATTAGAATTCTAAGATTGCGTAATCATAAGCCAATGTCAATTCGATTGTTGCTGGTTCGTTAGAATCGAATGCCAAATCTCCAAAGTTTGCTTGAGAGATAAATGCACCTTTCAACTTCCATTGTTCAATCTTATCACCAACTGGTCCTAATAGATAGAAATCAACATCTTTCTTATAGAAATCAGCGTATCCATCTCTACCAGTAATTGATTCATGTCCTAAACGAATCCACTCCATTACCGCTTGTGCTCCAGAAGGAACGATTGGGTCATAAAGAGTGATAGTGATATCTTGCCACTCACCTTTACCTTTCAACTTTCTCTTTACATTGATATGGTCTAAAGTTACGGTTTCAAATTGAATTGTAGGTCTATTTGCTGCCTTTACAAGATATGAAGGGATATTATCTATCTCCATCACATATCTATTTTTCATCTTCGGTTCGAAGTTCGTATAGAACATCTTATCAAACTCTAATATTTCTGCCATTTTTTATTCCTTTTATTTGTATTAATAAATATCTACTTTATTGATTTTCGTATTATGCGTTAAAACTTGCTCCAGTTGGTAAGATGTTGAAATCTATTACGATAAATTCCGCTGTCTTTGCCGGTTGTAAGAAAATTTGTCCTGCTAATATGTTTCTATCAATTACATCAGGTGTGTTATTACTTTCATCCATTACAACTCTGAAAGCGTATAAACCTTGTCTTTGTTGAACTGCCTCTAAGTAAGGGTTCACAGTGTTTAAGAATCTTTGACGAGTTGTAGAAGTATTTTGTTCGAACACTAAGAAACGAGATGTTGAAGCGATAAACTTCTTAAGAGTGATAAGTAATCTTCTAACATTGATTCTATCTAAAGCGGATGCCTTATCTTGCAATGTCTTCTGTCCAAATGCTACAATACCTTGTCCAGGGAATGCTGCGATTGGGTTTACTTTATTCTCATATAGAGTATCTCTTTCAGAATGTGTTAATCTATTCAACACACTAACTGCTCCAGTAATACCACCTCTATTCAAACCAGCAGGTGCGAACCATTCAGCTGCCAATCTATCGTTTGCAGCGAATACAGCCGGCATCAATACTGATGGAGGTACACTCATTAATTTGTTACTATTTGTATCAACTGTCTTAACCCAAGGGTAGTAAGTTGCAACATAGTTAGAATCTATTGAATTTGCTTGCTCAGTTGCTTCAGTAATCAATGCTGTTGCTGTCACAAAATCAGCGATATAGAAACAATCTTGTCTACTTTCTACCATATCAATTACTTTTGTAGTAATTG